GAGCACGCAGATCAAGTCATAGACTTCGTCAAAGGCGACGCCAAAGCTAAAGCCAAACAGTTCTTGCTGTATAGCTTGCCGATGATTTCGATAGTGAACACCGCCAAGAAAGCAGGGATCAAAGGTGCTGACACCCTATTTGACCTTATGGAGCGGCAACGCGGTGCAATGAACAAGTCAGACCAAGAAGTCGAAGGCGCGCTGAAGAGCGTGTCTGACTGGGCACGTGCCAACAAAGACAAGGTTAAGGCTCTGGACACCGTAGTCTACACCAGCACTATTGAGCAGGTTGACCCATCAAAACCGGTGGGTGCCTACAAGGACAACCCTGAGAAACTGAAAGCATGGAAAGCCATGCGTGCTGACTGGCGCAAGCTAGACACTGACGGGCACAAAGTTTATGGGCAGATGCGCGACTCGTACAAGAAACAGTACTTGAAGATGAAGGACGTGATCTTCGGTAAGCTGGACGACACCAAAGAACTCAGCGATGAGTCCCGGGATAAACTCAAGAAGCAGGTGTATGCACGGTTGTTCGAGACCGGCACCATCGAACCTTACTTCCCACTGACACGTTCTGGTGACTACTGGCTGTCCTACACCGCGGCAGATGGAGAGTTTTACGTCGAAGCGTTCCAGACCCGAAACGCACGGGAGCGTGCGATGAAGGACCTCAAAGCCGACAAGGGCGTCAAGAACGTAGAGCCGTTCGTCAACATCAGCAACGTCAACTACGCACGAGCACCGGAAGGTTCTTTCGTTAAAGAGACACTGCGTACCCTCGACGCCAACGGCGTGGACCCAAAAGTCAAAGAAGAACTCATGCGGTTGTTCGTAGAGACACTGCCTGAAACATCTTTTGCTAAGGCATTACAACGGCGTAAAGGTACACCGGGCTACGAAGAAGACGCCATTGACGCATTCAAGACTAAAGCGTTTGATCTTGGTCGGCAGGTGGAACGCCTGCGGTATAGCTCTAAAATACGTGAGCTTGAGGCAAGTCTCGTCGACGACAACCGTGGTGTGCTGACGGAAGAGAACAAGTACATACTAGATGAAATCAACGCTCGCGCAGAGTTTGCACGGAACCCACCAAAAGACGCGCTGGCGCAGAACCTAAACCGCGGTGCGTTCTTGTTCACGCTTGGCTTCAACGTCTCATCGGCGTTGGTCAACACATCACAACTTCCTATGGTGGTGTACCCAATGTTGGCCGGAAAGCACGGATATGGCGCAGCTGGGCGCGCGATTCGTACCGCAACGAAATTGTTTGCAAGTAGTGGGTTCAACCGCAAGAGCGACATGATCGCTCCGTTCGGTGATGAGAAGAACATCAAAGTCCGCGCTATGCCAAGCATCGACAACTACTTCGAACTGGATGCAAACGGGGACTATGTGATCCGCAAAGACATCGAACTCGACCCAGAGATGCGTGCAGAAGTTGAAGAGATCAAACCACTCATGCAGTTGATGGCAGAACGTGGGCATCTTAACCGCTCCTTGATCGCTGATACCCTTGGGCTTGACGCATCAGGACGTAAGCGTAGTGCGGTTGATTATGTATCGTCACTCGGTGCTACGTTCTTCCACAACGCAGAAGTCTTCAACCGTCAGGTCACTGCCATGACCGCGTATAAGTTGGAGTTAGATCGCCTAAAGACCGCGGAGCCTACACTGTCGACAACAGAGCGGCAGGAGAAAGCCGCGCAACAGGCGCTATACGACTCGCAGATGATGAACGGTGGCTCCGTGCTTGAGACTGCACCGCGTATCAGCCAACAAGGTATTGGTCGCGTGGCTCTTATGTATAAGACATACGGCATCCAGATGTACTACACGCTACTTAAAACAGCACGCGACGGGGTAGACGCACACTTTGCAGGTGACAAGGAGATGCGCAATGTTGCCCTGCGCCAGCTAGGTGGGGTTGTTGGTTCGACGTTCGTACTTGCGGGGGCTGTCGGCTTACCGTTTGCACGGGAGATCATGCAGCTAATTGACCTCCTGTTCTTCGACGAGGAAGAAGATGACGTTGAAACAGTGGTCCGCAAAGCAATCGGCGAAGGTGTATACAAGGGCCCACTAACTGCGCTACTTGGTGTTGACCTGTCAAGCCGTATTGGTCTGTCTGGTCTGATCCTACAGGCTAACCGCTTCAACAGTGACCCATCACCAGAAGAAAGCCTGCTGTACTACGCAGGTGGCCCTGCATGGAGTACGATATCCTCGGTTATCCGCGGCATCGACAGTATGAAACAAGGTGAGATCGAGCGTGGCTTCGAGGCGGTGATGCCTTCCGGCCTTAGAAACGCTTACCAAGCGGTATTCCGCTTCCCGCGGGACGAAGGTATTCTGACGCGCCGCGGCGATCCTATCGTTGACGATCTGTCGTTCGGCGAGCTGGCTGCGAAAGCAATAGGCTTCGCCCCTGCAGAATATACTCGCACGCAGGAGATGAACCAGCAGACCAAGGGTATCGACCGTGCGGTGAACTCCAAACGCACCAAACTCCTACGTCAATACTATGTGGCTACTCGCATGGGCGACTCCGACGAGCGCAATAGCCTCATGAAGAAAATCCGCGCGTTCAACAAGCGCCACCGTACAGCACGAATCGACGGTGATTCACTACGCCGCTCAATGCGTCAGCATATGGAAACGTCTGCTACGATGTACAATGGCGTAACGCTCAGCCCCAACATGCGTAGGGCGCTAGACGAAAGCCGGAATGAATGGGATCAGGGGTTCCAGCTCTTCTAACAAAAAACCCCCGCACTAAGCGGGGGTCTAGTCTGGGAAGGAGAACATAATCGAGGAACATCCAAACACTATGTCGTGAGTACAGGTTATCACAAAATTCTCCATATGCGAACCCCAAATTTTTCGTCCTCTATTCGGATGTGGCTCTGCACTTTCCAACCCTTCTTTTTAGCTATTTTAGCTACCTGTTTCTTAGCCTCTTCGGTGTTGACACAGGGCACAAACACCGACGCACCCACCGGCATCTCGGCCCAAGACACTACAATACGTACCCCATCAGGGTGCAGATCATCAGTCTTCGGTATCGCCTTCATCGCCGCCTCCGTGCTCTAGTTCAAAGTTAACTTCGAGTACATCGGCAGCGGGTAGGTTCAGGTTCGTGCCTTTTGTTATGCGCATCTTGCGCTTTACGGCCCCCTTATCTTTAACCATATCCGACACACAGGCGGTGTAGTCTATCTGCTGCTCTATGCACCAACGCTTGAACGGTTTGACTAGGATAAACGCCTTCTTCGTATCAGTCTCGTACCGTGCCACCAACTTCGTGCGTGGGTTCATCTCGGGGATAACCAGAGACTCTATACCATCCTGCGTCGTACCACGTAGATCGCTCGTGCTCTTTATGGATAGGATGTTGCCGTTGTGCTCGGCGAAGAAGTCCGCGAGTATTTGACTAGATGATGCGCTCATGTCCTGCACCGTCATCTGATTGTGTTTGACAAGTTGTACTGCGAACTTGAACACCTCTGCCATGTCGTAGGTAAGCAGCCCGAGCTTGTTAGCCACGATCCCTGCAGTTAGTGCCTTTGTTATATATTCTGACCAGAAACGCTCTGACGACTGCATGTTACACGCTTCGTCTACACGCTTACGCACCTTGGCTTCGATCTGTGCCACAGCTTCCTTGTTGTTCATATAATACTGTACGAACACAACACCGGCTTGCCCGTAGTGTTTCTTGGCGCGGCTAGAGAACTCGTCAGTCATGGCCTTATCGCCGGTGCTGCTGAAGAACTTATCTACCCGTGCCTCTAGCACCCGTAGGGCCTCCCCTTTCGGCGCGTTTTTGTACAGCGAAATCTTTTCAATCAGGCTCATCTGCCCGGTAGAGATAGCCAAGAAACGCCATGTCCCACCCCGTGCACGTTCGACGTTAGCCCCGCCGGACATCCGGTTACGTTGGGAGCCTTCAGTGATACCGTATGCGGTGTCAGACGCCAGCTTGGGGGCGGTGTTGGTGATCTCATCTGTAGGAAACGGCAGGTTTTTGTACACTTCAGCACGGTTCATACGCGAGTTAAGCGAGTCTCGTTCCTTCAAAATTAGGTCTTCGGGGTTGCCCCACGGGGTCAGCGCCATATTCATCGCGGTCGTTTTACCTAACCCTGAGTCCTTACTGTGCAGGTGCAGCAAGCAGCCATACAGGTGCGACGTGCGCATCAGCACACTGCCGAATCCGGCGCAGACCACGAGCTGATACAGCTCCATACCGCGTTTGTTGAAGAAGTTAGCGTTCTCCTTCCAGCCCTCTAACGAACCTTTCGGCGTGAAGAAGGGAAAGGCAAACGCGGTGGCAGTAGACGCAGGGTTAAAGTCGATACGATCAGGAAATATCTCACGGTCCCCAAGAATGAACGAGGTGCCCTCGTCGTCAGACCACCCGAACTGCACGTGTGCTACTTCTGCAGCTCCCTCATGCTGCAGCTCCTCAATCCATCTAATACTGTAAGACATCAGTGCCTCCAAGTTTGAGCCCCATGCTGTAACACCTTTGGACCCGATAGCTTTTCTAAATTCATCCTTCGACGTGACCGCGATCTGCGGTACAGTGAACTCCCGCACACCGTCCTTGGGCAAGTGCAAGCGAAATACTAACATGTCTTGGTCACCATCGGTCACACGACGGACGATATATAGGTCGTTGTGATATATACACTTGTCCTCTGTATCACCGTCTGCGTTCTCAGTACGTATGTAGACGCCGCCATTAGCCCCACGGAAGAACGGCTTCGGGTAATTCGGTATTACATACACCTCGGGCTCCCCGGTGTCCGCTACAGGTTCCAACTCGATAATGTTGTCTTCTTCCGTTGCTTCTCGGGTACGCGCTCCTAACGAGATCGGGGATTTTATTTTGCCCCATAGCGGGCACCCCGTGCATACGTCAGGGTTGTATTCGTCGAACGTGCTGCACAGGTACGGCCCTTTAATGCGGTCCATCTTGTTGTACATCTCGTCGGGGGAAAACTCAGGGTGCCCCTCGGAGATACGCAGTGCTGCCTTGTCAGCATCCGTGCAGTGCTTTGCAATCGAAAGCCCTGCGCGCCACAACGGTTCCGACATTGTGGTCTGGTTCTTGTAGATGTAGGCAAGCTGGGCACAGCCCTTCCCCTTGCCAGTCTTAATCATGATGTCTTTGAAGTAGTTTTCTTTGTTGCCCATCAGTGCATCGAGCACCGCATGGCTACCGCTCATCGGCGTAAATTTCTTGGGAACTGGTATCGGGTCAGCGCCAAGCAATTCAGAAAACGTATCGAAATCTACAGGCTGGACTTCATCCAAACCGAATATGGATACCGCTGCGGGTGGGTCGCTCTTGTAGTTGTGTGTCTCTGGTACGCGTAGGATGCGTGCAATATCCGCAGTCACAGCGGGGTCGGCGTCGAACCCGTGTTTAGCGCACAGCGCCTTGAGTCGTTCTGCTACAGGCTCCCACTCGGTGCAGGACACGTCCTCGCTCAGGGGCCAGTATACGTGCACCCCCCGTCCAGAATTGACAGTGATTGGTCGCGGTAGGCTTAACGTCTTACAGAACTTACGCAGTGCCTTGATAGCATCTAGCTGCGTGGGGAACTCTTTGCTCGGCCCACAGTCTAAGTCCATAAAGAACGCGCGCATCTTTAACGCGTCCTCTTTCTTGCGTGATCCCGCTTCGCCGAAAGTAGCCAGTGCAAAGTACGCATCGTAGCCGTTGTCGTCGAAGTCCCGCGCAGCGTCCACCACATGGTCTATGCTGCTATAGAATTTTTGTTTGCGTTGCCCTGCCTTGTTGGCGGCAAACACGCAGTACCAACCCTCGTGGGCGACTACGCTTCGTAGAAATCTTTTTATTTGCATTGCTCTTGCCCATGAAAGAAGTGCCGTGGCCTGTTACAGCCACGGCGTCCATTGATTACTCGTCGTCGTCCCACGCATCAACGAGATCACCGAGGTCATTATCTGAGGCTTTTACCTCTTCTTTTTTGCTGACCTTCTTGGGTTCTTCCACAGGGGTATTGTCTTCTACCGGCGCGGCTGCTTTCTTCTCCAACACGTTGTTGGATTTCTTGGGTGCAGCTTGCCCTGCCACCTTGTCGCTCTGGGCTACACTAAATGTAATAGCTTTTTGAACATCGGCGTGCTCACGAAGCTCGATTACTTCTTTCAGCTCGGCCTCGTCCAGAGGGCGCGCCGCCTTAAAAAACAACTTCGGTACGTCGCTGTTATCGTCGAAGTACATCTGCGTCACTACAGCAGAGGGCGGCGCTTTGTGCGCGTTCAAGTAGTTGGCGTACGCCTGCATTGGCATCTTACCGTCTACAGCTTTACCGAACACCGATGTAGCTGACAGCTGCGCTTGGTACACTTTATCGTAGCTGCCTTCTAGTGCGACAGCGACACGTTGCGCAAAACGACAGGCACGTGTTTCGCCTTGGCCTGAGCCACGTACGTTCATGGGGCAGTCAGCGCAGCGTGACGCTTGGCGCTGATCTTGCGGTACGTCTGACGCGGGGGTCTGTGTATCAGCAGACCAGCATGTCGGGCCCGATGGGTTCTCAGGGTCGTACGTCCCCGCGTAGTATGACCGCGAAATCTTAGCCGCATCCAAGATAACGACGTTCAAAGAGCCGCTGCTGTTGACGTTAACTTGCTCGCCACCAACTAGCTCACGGAAGCGTCCACCACGGAAGCTGATCCGGCGCATACCGCCACCACCTGCACCACCTGCCAAGTTATCAGCAGTTGATTGCAGTGATTTGAACAGGTCACTGTTCACAAGGCTGTTGCCTTTAAATAAGTCTAGTTCACTCATTGTGTGTTCTCCTTACACATCTTCGTCAGCATCGAAATTAAACTCGAGCTGATCTTCTTCTGGATTGTTTGATGTTACTACCACTGAGCCTACGGCCCCTGTGGCTGACACGACTTCTACGCCATGCTCTTCTCCCTCGCCGTCTCTCTCCATGCCAGTAAGCGCATCGGCTACAGCATCACGATTGAAGCGGTAAGTATTCCCAAGCCCGATATAAGTTGTTTCGGGGATGTGCCCCTGCCGAACCCATGAACGGATGGTCGATACTGACACGTGAAAGTACTGCGCCAGATTTTCAATAGTCACAAACGGACTTTTGTCTTTAGTCATTTTTTCCTCACTGAGATTGCATATTCAGAATCTACATTGAGTCCCGGAGGTAGTGTGTCGGGGTTCTCCTCGAGAAACTGTTTTAGGTTGGCTTGATTGAGGCGCTTGTCCAAGAACTCAGGCACTTCGTGGTCGAGGATGAACTTGTGCATCGACTCCCAATCGCTCGTCCAATACCGCTTCTTCACTGTGCGGTAGAACAAGCCTTCTCCTGTGCGAACACTTTCGACGTTTTGATCCTTGCAGTAGTCAAGCAAGGCGCGCTTCACTTTATCTTGTTGAGCCTTCAACGCATCGTCTTCTTCTTTAAACGCAGCTGAAATCTTCGCGCGCTTATCTCGTATTCTGATGTACGTACGCGTCAGTTTCTCAACAGGAATATTATCATTGCTCATGACGTTCTCCTTTAGTTAGACCTAACATCTACTACCAACCAGTGGGCTAGTCAAGTATTTGTTTGTATAAGTCGATAATTTGTGAGTGTACGTTAATTCTGTTGTTAAGCAATGCGTACACGTGTTTTTCTACAGCAGAACCTTGTAGCTGAATCACAGTACATGGATGCCGTTGTCCCGACCGGTGCACCCGCGCGTTTGCTTGCGCATATGTCTCAAGTGAGGAAGTAGGCCCCCACCATACAACAGTGTTCGCCGCGGTTAAAGTCACACCATGTGCTGCTGATTGAGGTTGGATCACCAATATCTTGGGGTCAGGCTGTTCTTGGAACCGTTTGAATATCTCTGTGCGCTTGGATGCGGGTACGTCGCCGCGAATCACTTCTGCGGTATATCCGTCTTTGCGCAGTCGTTGCACGAGGATGTCGATGGTGTGCTTGAACGGTACAAAGATTAGAACCTTTTGGCTGCTCTCGTCGATAGCTTCCCGCAACACGTTGTATCTGTTTTTGATGTCAAACTCTAACGTGCTTCCATCATCCGTATAGACTGCACCGGCGCTGATCTGCAGTAGCTTGTTCATAGCAATGGCTGCGTTGGATGCCGTCACCTCTTCCCCTGCCGCTTCCATGACAAGCCGGTTCTTCAGTTCGGTGTAATACTTCTTCTGTTGACGCGTTAACTCCACGGCACGCTTAACGTATGTCATCTCTGGCAGGTCGAGGCACTCTTCTTTAGTATACCTGATGGCGGGTTGTAGTGCGGCGTATACAGTCTGCGTGGCGTTCTCCTTGGGCATCCACTTGAACTGCGTTATCTTGCGCATGACTTGATCGCGGAACGAGCCAAAGAATCTCGGCACCCCAGTAGGGTTGACCAGCTTGGCGATACCATATGCGTCTAGTGGTGACTGTGCAGCGGGTGTCCCTGTCATCATCCAGAGCCATGTGTCTTCGTTGACCAGCCGGTTCAGGCACTTCCAACGCTTACTCTGTGCGTTCTTGTAGTGTGTTGCCTCGTCGATGATTATGAGATCGAACCCACCGTTGCGTATATCTTCCTCTACGATCTCCACACCGTCATAGTTAATCACTACAAAGTCAGCGCCACCGTTGATAATCTTCTTACGCTTAGCAGCAGCGCCGTGCGCCACGTCCACCGTGCGGTGCATCGCTACATCAAACAAGTCAGCACGCCACGCCGAATCCATAATGGATAGGGGGCAGACCACCAATGCGCGTCGTACCTTACCTTGCTTCATCAGGAAGTCCGCGGCCCAGATAGCTGACGCGGTCTTGCCCGTACCTTGCTCGTTGAAACAGAACGCTCTGCGGTTCAGGGTGAGGAACGAGGCTGTGGTAAGTTGGTGATCCATAGGCTTAAAGCGCCCCGGCCAGTCATATCGTTTTACGATGGGTGACGGTGCGTGGAGCCCCATACTCCGCAGGGTATGTACTTCGTCGATACCCCAATGCACAGCGACTTCATTATTCCCCGTAGCCTTGCTCTTTGGGATAGTTGTAAGGACACGGTTGGGATTGCGTAGCTTTAACAGCAACGCCTTATCGTTGATCGTCTTCATGTTCTCTCCTCGCAGCGGTTACCCGCGTGTTAGTGGTGCACTAACGTTTCTTGCCTTTGCTCAAGGCGCCACCTGCCGCACGGTTCTTCTTGCGACTCTGAATAGTGTATCCGTTCTTATTGGTGCCACCACGTGACAACGGCTTCTTGTGTGCGATGTCCTTGCCTTCACGCTTGTCGGCTACGCCGTTCTTGTTGGCATCTTTGCCTGTCTTATCTACTTTGCGTCTAGCCTTCTGGCGTTCCATGCGGTCTTCGTGTTCGCCGCGCTTCTTCTGCTGCTCGTACTCTTTCTTGTACGGACGAGGCTTCTTTGTGTATGGCATATCAGTTTGCTCCGTTGTGAGTGCATTCTTTAACCGGGCAGTGGCGCCGACATAGGCCGCTAGGCTTCGGGTTCCACACATCCACCTCGAATGCTTTTTTCATCATACCATGCTTTGAGAGCCATTTCTTCCACAATTCTTCTTTGTCAAAGGTGGTGTACTTGTCCTTGACCAAGTCGCCTGCGACTACGAACAGCAACCCTGCGCGTATTTTACTAATGTCGGGGAAGTGCGCGAATACAGTCAACGCCATTAACTCAAGTTGTCCTTTGTCAGCATACCGTGACGACTTGCCAGTTTTATAGTCAATCACCCATGCCATATCACCTAGTGTGTCGACGATAATTAGATCAGCGATCCCACGGAACCACACCTTATCCTTGTCAAAGAACCCGCAAGCCTCAAGGTTTTCAGTCAGCCCCATTTTACGCTCGACTAACTTAGTGCCACGCTTGGCGTTGAGGTTGTCCAGCATATTCTGTGCGAACGAGAACTTGGCAGGCAGCGGCACGTCCTTGCCGATGTAGTCCTCGGCAGCTTTATGGAAGGCGCTACCGTAGCGGATCGCTTCAGTCTCTTCGAATGGGTGCTCCTTCAACACAGTCACATGGTAGAACTGCTTAGGACAGGTCTCAAAGGCTTTTAGTTTACTGTAGGACCAAGGCGCTGCACTCATTCACATTCTCCATATGATTTGGCGGTGCCTGCTTCACAGTCGATGGGCAAACCCGTAGCCCATGTCGGTGTCCACCGCATTGCTTCCTCAACACATGCTACTGCCTCAGCGACTTCGGCGTCGGGTACACAGCATACGATTGAATCGTGTACAGTTAACACCACTTTGTATCTCTTGGCAATTCGTAACATCTGGTCACCAATGATGCACCGCGCGATGCCTTGGCACACGTTCTCCACTACTTTACCACCGTATATCTTTTTCTCTCCGGCACGGACTTTGTAGTAGTATTGCGGACCCTTCTCCTCCTCACGTGCAAAGAGGTCATGATAGAACATGGGCAATCCTGACGGGAGAATGATAGCCTTCTTCGTGGGGTCAACCGACAGCACCCCCGCTACGCCAAAGTCTAACCTATCACCCTGTGCCATGTATCGCAGCATATTCTGCGCGTTGCGCCATAGCTGGCTTATCTTCCAGTTCGCATCGCGGTAGATGTTTATTACCCTACGCGCTTCGCTCAGCTCCATATCAAACCCAAACGACTTCAGCTGTGCTTGGAACTTGAGCGCCCCCATACCGTAGCCTGCACCAAGGATTGTAGTCTTACCCACGAACCGTTGGTCTTTTGTCACCTCGTCCACAGGTACGCCGTAGATCGTAGATGCCATCTTCTTGTAGACATCCTCTTTGTTAGTGAACGCACTAACGAGGTCTTCTTGCTCTGCTAGCCACGCAAGTACGCGCGCTTCGATCTGTGCAGAATCCGCCTCGATCACAGTGTGGCCTTCTGGTGCGATGATCGCTTTCTTTAGCGACTTACCATTGGGTCCACGGCTTGGCAGGTTTTGCAGGTTGATCTTGTCATCCCCACCCCATCGACCAGTGTGCGCTGCGTAGTAACGGACCGGTACAGGTAGAAGCCCACGTTTAGATATATCTATAAATCTCTGAGTGCGTGTCTCTTCGAGGGTGGACTTCGTACCCATGCGCGCAGCGACAAGCGCCTGCACCCTGTCGTCCTCATGCTCTAGCAGCGCCTTAAACTCTTCGTCATTCTTGGCGAACGCAAACGTCTCCTTACCTGTGGTGGGGCTAACCTTCATCGGCGGAATTACGCCTAAACCAATCAGCATGTCTGCAAACTTGGGGTTCGACATCAGGTCTTTCTTATCAGTGATGCCTGCGTCGATCATCAACTGGTCCTTGCGGTCCTTGACGTTTTCGAGGTGCATCTCCAGCAGCCCAAGGTCCAAGTCCAATGTCGGCTCCGTGAACATACGCAGAGTCAGATCAATCAGCTTTAGTTCTTTGCGTGGAAACTTCTTCGCCATGATAGCAAACAGTTTGTACGTTAGGTCTACGTCGTTGATGCAATAGTCACCGTAGAGTGATAGGTCATGTGGGGAAAATTCTAGGCGCCGTTTGCCCAGCGCGCGGACTACTTCCGTTCCCTTAGCTCCAACACCGTATCGTTCAGCGACTTTTTTGAGGCTTGCGCTAGTCTCAACCCCATGAAGAGCACGGGCCATGTGCATAGTGTCAGCAAGAGCACGAGGGTGGATATCAAAACGCCAAGACAAGATAGCACCGTCAAACATAGTATTGTGGGCGAGTACCATACTGTTAGCCCAGTCAAACGTACTAAGGTAATCAGCGATCTGTTCTTGTGTCCCACTAGCCCACTCCGTCTCTCCGTTGTTTACTTTCACTGCGACGCCGATCACTTCGAAACGCGGGTCGCGTATGTATGCTTCTGTTGTCATCTTAGACAGTGAGTAGTCCTTGGCGTAGTAGGTCTCAAAGTCGACTGTTATCAGGTCCATTGTTGTTCTCCTTGTGCCACGGCGCTTTCGGCAGTGTTATTTTTGCTGGCGGTCTTTGACGCAGCGATGATATCTGCGCGTGCCTAATTCGTTGTGCGTCCGTCCATCGTTTATCCCGCGGTCGGTGCGCGTGTGCAGGTATGCGTTTGGTCATATGCACCTCATGTAGCGCTGGATAGTATGTAGGCTCTTCTTGGCCTGTCGATCACTTTGTGTTGACGCGTTATTAGCCACACATGCTACGCGGTACCCGTCATGAGTAAGGAAGTAGTGATCTCGTTTCTTAACCACGTCCCATTCAGTCGGTAGTTCTTTGATTGCATTGCGCAGTAGTGGGTGCACTTGTTTCGGTATATTCCGCATGGTCAAACCCCTCGTCTATTTGCCGTATACGTTCGTCGCAAATGTGCTTGATTTTCTCGTAATCTAGTCGGCGTTGCCCCGGCTTTTTACGCAGCACGCGCTTGATAATGTCTGCGTCCCATGGGTTTAATCGGTACTCTAACCAGATGTCCCACGGCTGTATGTTGCGCGTAGCATAATCACTCTCACCTACATTGTGTGTACGTGGTGACACGTTTTCTCTCCAGTCGGGGGACGATATACGGGCGATCAGCTGGTCGACAAATTTGACGCCCACCCCAGCTTCCTCTGCTATTTGGTGCGGACTTGCCTTGCGGTTGGCGAGTATATACGCCCATGTCCGTTCTTCTTCCTCGGTCATCCCTTTATCCTCTTCTTTGTTCTCTGCGCGACGTACTCGAAGTTACCCGGACCTATTCGTTTCTGCACGAGCGACACGTACCCCGCAGCGGCGGCGGCGGCGGCTTTATATTTATGCGCCCCTAGTGCGTAGACGCCACGGCAGTATATTATTTTGTCTCCGTATCGTGTCTGTTCCACCGCGGTATCAAATGCGGTTTGTTTAGACGAGTCTGAGATATCTAGCACTCGTGCCTCCAATTTAGAATTTTGGCTCATACTGTTCTCCACGTTCTTCTAATTCTCGATAACGTTTTAGTTCACCCATTAAGAACGTTAGCCGCGGGTCGTTAACACCATGATCCCAAATAATATCATCAACTTGCTGCTCTAGTTCTGCTACTTTACCTGTCACACTGACAAGACGCGGGTCATCGTTGTAGTTCATTGATCTTCCTTTTTGCGTACCAAATTCCAAACTTCCAAAACAACCGGTATGGTGACCACTTCGGCGTTAATGCGAGTGCGTGAGCGCAGTGTCCTTGCAGGGTTATGTATTCTCCTCGGGTTTTCATATGTTGAACCCTTCCTTTTGCCTATTGATTACGAACTTTCGCAGGTCTTCTTTAGCGTACCAATATCGGTTTTGAGCTGATGGGGACGCGTCCTTTTTTACGTGCGCTTCCATCCAGAAATCTACCTGCTGCCTGAGAAACCTAAGCTCTGCCTGCTGTGCGGGGGGTAACTCTTCCTTCACTCTTTTACCTTTCTCACCATGGCCGCATCTTTGGGCGTATTGAGGCACTTGCTTGGTCTGACTCTTCACAAGATATGTGAACATCTTTTTGGTTGTCGTAGATAACAAGCAACGCATCAGACCTAAGAACCTGCTCACACTTAGCGTAGTTCTCAAACCAAATCTCAGCCCGCATATCCATGTCTTGTAGCGGGTAGTAAATTAATAACGCGGTAAAAAACTCCATTACCACTTCTCCCCAAACACTTTGCGGAACACCTCGTCCAACATCTTATCCAGCTCACGATCACTCATCACGTTCCCCTCTCATCCACTTTATGTCCCTTAGTAATTCGGACTTTTCTCTAGTTAACGCTTCTAACTTCTGGGTTAACCTTGCGATCTCAGTGCGCTGAATAGCTATCTTGCTTTGCAGCTTTGAGTTTTCTTTATTATCCCAAGTATTTTTTGACATCTGCGATGTTATCCTCGTTAATTACCGTCGCGATCCCACCCGCGTCAGTGATAGCCTTTAAGTTCTTATTCTGCAGTGGTGTGGGTTTGTTCTTACCAGCTTTGCACTCAATGCCTATGAACATACCCTTGTAACACGCTACGATATCAGGCACTCCGCTGTGTCCGTACCCACCTGTCACGGGGTAGAAGTAATACGCACCCGCTTCTTTAAGTATCGCGACCACTTTCTTTTTTACTTTTGCTTCTGGTGTCATTGCCATCTGTCTCTCCTCGGTAACTGGTTTCATTATAATTGTGGTGGGGGCCGAAGCCCCTGTTAGTGACGCACTAACGAAATACCCAGTAGGTATCCCCGTTGATGCGCCTACCCACACCATTAACAAATTCGGTCGGCGGCTTACTGCTCATCATTGTGAGTACAGCCAACTTCTCCTGCATCCAGTCCGGTAACTTGTCCGTATTACCATAGTTACCATCTACTATCGCGTCAACACTTTCTAGGCCAATACATGCCACTGTGACGTATCCGGTATCAGAAGCTACGTGGACACGGTATACGTTGTCATCAGGTGGTATATGTTGTGTATCATCCACCCAATAGGCCCTACGGCTAGCGCATTGCCGCCACCCACTAGCTTCGATCAAGTCACGCCAGTACAAAAACTTGAGGTTACCTTGTGTCTCCAGCCACGTCTCTTCACCTAACCACATAGAATACATTCTCCGCTGCGCGTACGCCTACATCAGGGACATACTGTTCGACTGCACACATAGACAGCACAGCCATCTTACCTGCCAACTCTTCTGGCAGTGCTGTGTCGTCATACCGTGTTACCTCATCAGATATTTCAGAGCCCCACCCTTTGAGTTTGTTAGCCTCTACAACCTCGAACACCTGCTTACCCATACGCTCCGACACGATCACACAATACATGTCGAAGTCCCGCTTCTTGGCCTCGTACTCGTCGGCAGCAGCAAAGTATGCGCGTAGGTCAGTCTCGACGGACTTGTCCATGAACGTGTGCCCTGTATCCAGTAGTGTCCGTAGTTCGTTGGCGACAGCAGGTAACACCTGCCTGTACCCTGTGCCAAACAGCTTTCGGTATAGCTCGCTCTGCTCTGTGCGGGTGCCTTGTTCTACCTCTTTCGCGGCCTCTTTGGGTATGCGGCTCAGTGCTTTGGTCACCTCGACAGGTGAGTAACTACGTAGAAACTTCTTAGCGTTACGAAGTGCCACCGTGCGGTTGGTAGACATCTTCATGCGCGCCAAATCGCCACCGTTATACTTAGCGTTCTCGATAAACCGTGAGTGGACAACGTAAGAATCTATGCGCTTCTTGGAAGTGTATCGGAAGTCACCGAAGCCTACCCAACCCATCGGCAACACATCATGTGGCATGTATACCCACGAAGTACGTACGTCTCGTGGTGTAGTGCGAACGCCCCGTATTGTGTGCTCAAGGTCATAACAAAAGTCATCAAGGCCTATAGGCTGTCGTCCTCTGTATTCATTGTCGTCGTGGTTTTTGATTAGTTCTGATACACACATTATTTTCATTGCTCTTCTCCTTAATTAGTCATGAAGCCTAGTTGTTTGTTGATGAACGTGTTGTAGCGTGAGCGCACACGTTGCAGGTCTTCCTTGGTCTCGGCGGTCTTGGTGTAGTATTCGCGGTGGGGACCCCACATACCGTCGGTGCAGTCACCAGCAAACACAACCCACAGTGACAGGCGCATCGGGTGGTCCTCATCCGCTACGATTTTGCGTAGGTCCGCGAATTTCGGCTTCGGCAGTTCATACCCTTTGTGGTCTTCGGGTTTGAAATGTTCGTATAAGCCGGTTTTGTTTTGGATTCGATACTCACGGTCTTCCAACGGTAGCAGTGGTGACATAGTCATACCCCACTCGAAGAACGACTTGATCGCGTCTTTGTATTTCGCTTTGACCTCCTTCTTGACTGTTGGTGCCTTCATCTGCGTTATGTCCTGCCCTGTGCCCTCGACGTGATCCCAGCCACCGTGCTCGTTCTTACGGAACGTAACCGCAGAGTTGTCGTCTTGTGCCCTAACCCACGCCGTATGTCGCTTCTGCCAGTAGGGTGTTGCCGTGGTGTCCATGATCGCGTCGTAGATAGGTTTCGGCGCAGTGCGCACCTTGGCAATGTAGTGGTCTGTGCTTCCGTTCTGAATGAAGTGTTTGCCGTTGCGGTTGCGAAACCACATACCCTTGGGTGTATGTCGATACAGGAATTGATACCGCCCGTTGTGTGCGCCCGGACCCCAGCCGTTACGCAGTGTAACTTCTTCTGTGCCGTCACACTTCTTGCGCCACACAATGGGTGCATACTTCTCCATGTCTTTCAGTGTGGGTGTGAAATTATCCGCGCCATAATAAAACGTGTCGAAGATTTCGTCACCGAAGTGAAAGCCGTCGGACAGCGCGTAGCAGTTGGGGCTGATCTTGACGATACGTTCCCACTTGCGGTTGCGGTCACCGATAGGTCGGATGTCTTTACCGACGTTGGTGCTACCCCGCAGGGGTGTGGTGTTGTTGTAGTATGCTTCTACTTCTGCGAAGCTGTCGAATGTTGAAAATGTAAGTGCCATGTTAGTTCTCCTTGTTTTGTTAGTGCTGCACTAACTAAAATTTACTTCCACTGTGCGAACCACTTGCATTCGGTCCCACAGCATTTCGATTAGTTCTCCGTCATCACCTCCGTGTTGCTCGTTTCGTTTGATGTCTGGTTCTTCTTCACCGATACGGATGAAGCGATACGCAAACGGAATGTCCCGCTCCTCGTGGAATGTCTCGACAAGCCGCATGAGATACTCGCACCCCTGCACCCACTCGTAGCTGTCATACCACTTTGTCGAGGTCTCCTCGAAATACAGTATGTTGTCGCCCTTGATCTCCCACTGCCCTAGCAGGTTATGCTTCTGCACTTGTGGGTTCATGGCATACACAGCCAGCACTTCTTTCATATCTTTCTCGCTGGCAAATGCCACACCAATGTATACGTCGCTTCGGTAGCCCATTACATGTCCCGTCCTTTGACGTGCACTGTGGTGCCGCAGTCTGGCTTGGCGTTCTTGTTGTCCATGATTGTCCAGAGCACAGGCATGTTCCACTGACCCCAGCCGCCATACAGGTAGCCATCAGTCAGCACGATGCAGGCTTGCGCCTTGATCTCTTCCTTGGTGATGTAGTCAGTCACGCAGCGCACGTCCGTGCCGCCACCACCTGCGGGCTTAGTCGACTTAGCTAAGTCCTCACACTCGGCGCCAA